GCTCTGCCGCATTCAGAGCGGCAAGGAATTCCTTCTTTTCCTTCTCCGTCGCAGACCTGCCGAGACGCTGCGCAAGAGCAGCGTCAACCAAGCTGTTCGCCTCACGGGCAGATGAAAGATTCGTGCTCGTAGAGGTGGACGTGGTAGTGATAGGCCCCAAAGGGGCTTTCTTAGCCGCGGCCATAGATCCTGCCGCGTACTTCTCCAACAGGCTCCATGGCGTGGCCTTGATGCCACGCTCATACAACTTCGCGCTGCGAATGGCGAGAGCGCCAAGGACTCTTTCCAGGTCGTCATGCAGGATCGATGGCTTGGACATCAAGCCGGCATCGACTGCCAGGTCTGAGAACTTTTTACGCTTCTTCTCAGACCAGCCGTTCAGATCACCAATAACATCCTGGATGCTGGCAGTCTTGTCATTCGGTCTCCACACGCCAGGTCGCGCACGCTCGTCATACGCCGTGGAGTTCTGGCCAAGGTAGACCTTGCCGTCCGGGATGGACCCATAGAGCGGGTTAGGCGGAGCAGCCGCGGACACGGATTGCCCGATGCCCGCTTTGATCTGCTCCGCTTCCGTCTGACCTGGCACGGGAGCCGGTTGCGCTGCTGGCGCGGGCGTGGGCCTGGTGGCCGCAGGAGGCGGGGAAGGACCAGGGTCCATCCCCAACACATCGCGGTTGGCAAGCATTCCGCTCGCACCAATCGCAAACATGCGGTTGAGGACTTGTTCCCACCATGACTGTTCAGCCATTGATTACACCTGCAAGTTATCGTTTGAGAGGTAGCGCCAATACAGATCCGCGAACCGCGTATCTGATAGGGCTAGAGCCTCTTTGGTTCGAGTCCATTCATCCGCAATCCCCTTGTTCGCGGCAGCGCTCAGCGTTGACGGAAGGTCGTTCTTCTTTAGTTCCGCTAGATGGCTTGTGAACTGCTGACGTATAGCCAGATAATCGGCAAGGACTCGAATGTCTGTCCGCAACGGATTATTGATGATCTTCGGATCCTTAGAGATCATCGTAAGGAATTCGATCCGCTTCGGGATCGCCTTCAAATCCGATTCGTAGTAGTCGTCAGCCCACGCCTTGTGCTTCTCAGCAATGAACTCCGCGACGAATCGCCGCGCGGCGCCAAGCTGATCAGTCGTCAGCTTGCCCCCTTCGGCGATCTCATCCACCAAACCCATATAGCGCTTGAACTTCAACCAGCCCAACGAGCGGTCATTATCCTTCAGGGCCTCAACCGGGGAGCGACGCTCCCTCAAAGTCCTATCGGAGCCAGGACCAATCTGAGTATTGAACTGCGCAGCATGGATGTACTGATTGAAGTCACCCTTATTGGCCTCCGGGCCAACGATCAGAGCGCCGTACTCAGGATTGGCGGCAATGAGATCCGCGTACTCCTGACGAGCCTTCCAAGCGCTCTCGGAAGCGCGCAACCCCACATTGTTCTTACTGAGAGCCGTGGTGAACAGGTAAAGATCGTCGCCGAACTTCTCATAAAACTTTTCGTCAGCCTTATCCCCATGCACATCCGCCATCTGGCGATACTGATCAATGTAGAACTGATAAGGAGATTGAAGGTCCGCCGTGAAAGGCAAAAAGAACCTGGTGAAAGAACGAATCTTGAACGCCGCTTGCGTGCGATCATTGATCTCTCTGGCGAAATCAACACTTCCAGGACGGGTCCTCTGACCCGTCCGAATGCGCATCTCTTCCGTCTGGGCGATCTGAAGATAAATGTAGGCGTACGCGGGATCGTTGATCCCCTCGTTGCCCTTGATAGCCTGCTTAGCCCAACCAGGCAGCATCACGTCAGCAATGGACTGCTGACCATGAGGGACCGCCCACTCATAAATGTTCTTCAGTGTGGGCTGCTTCGCAGCAACAGACGAGATGGGAACCTGAATCAGTGGGCCTGCCCCAGGCAGCCACCAAGGATTGCCCTGCAAGATGAGATTCAGTGAGGACTTAGGGATAGCCGCAGAGCCGAACTCTTCGGCTCCAGGAATCGCCTTCAACAACCACTTAGGAAGCCTGGCGATGATTCTGGACTCATCATCCACCGTCGCATCCTCAGGCTTTACAGGCTTACCCTGAGAGTCCACAACCGAAATGCGAGGAACAGGATTCCCTGCCTCATCTTCGGTCATGCCAAAATTCATCTCATTGGGCGCCTCATAGACCTTCGTGCCCATCAAAAGGAGTTGAGGCTTGTCCATCGCAAGCTGCGACCACTTGGTAAGGCTGTCCTCCCAGGCGGAAAAGAAGCTCGTCACGAAGCGCATGAAATGCGCCGCGTTGCTCTTAGTGCTCACGTCGTAGAGAAGGCTGGTGACGCCCTTCAGGGCAGTCTCACGGGCAGTGTGTTCCATCGCCCGAAGGTCGGAGGCGAACACCCAAGCCTCACCATCGTTCTGCCTTCTCAGGTTGTCATACTGCTTGCGAATGGAATCCTTGTACAAGGTGCGGAACGTCGGGTGACGCATAAGCTTGTCTGACGGAATCTGGCTAAGCCACTTGAATCCCGTGGACACAATGCCGTCAATGTACTTATGAATAGGACCCTGAAGAAGATTGAAATCAACAGACGGGCCATGCACCTGAGGACGCAGCATCTCATCAGGGAAAACCTGCTCAAGAGTCTTGGCGTCAAGCTTGCCCTCAAGGGCAAGACGCCTCAACATCATCGGGTCTGAAGAGTCACGCAAAATAGGTATGTACTGATCCACAGTCGCCTGCACCATGCCGGCAAGGCGTTGAGGATCCCGTCCATGAGTCCCGATCTTTTTCCTGACCTGGTGTCCCTCTGCACTGTGACGCAGCCACCTTTCAACCTGCTTGGCGTTCCATCCTTCGAGGTACTTCTTGCCGATGGCGCTCTTAGCGATCTGGTTGTTAATCGCATAAACCCACGAGTCCAAGTGGTCTGCGTCCCCAGGACGCTTGACTTCCCACCCTGCATAGTCAGAGCGGAGCTGTTCAATCAGCTCCCTGGACGAGCGGGCGATAGCCTCATAGGATCCGCCAACGATCTGCTTGTAAACCTCGCCCTTGCCCTCGTAAGGGCCTTGGAACTTGTGTCCCCGGTAGGTGAAACCCAGGTCGCCAATCGTCGTCACCGTCTCAAGGTCGCGGCCCATCTCGTCCGTGAGTTGGCCGATAACCTTCGCAGCATCCTCAGAGTTGCGGGCAAACGTCGCGCCATAAGCGCGGGCACCGAGAATCTTCGTTCTCGTCTTGAGGTTCCTGCCTCGCTGAAGCAGCGAGCGATCCATGTTCTTCACGCCGGCACTGATGTTGCCCATGATGGACATCGCGCCAAGCGATGCCCAGATACGCAGCATGTCATCCGTCAGCGTGCGCACGGTGTAGCCGAAACGCATAAGCACTGAGAAAGACCACAATGGGTTGAGGACGTCGTACGCTTTATCCATGAATTCGCTCACGGATGCCGCTCCGCGGTCAAACGCTCCCAGCAGTTCGGAATTCTGGCGGAACGCACGATCATACGCGTCGAGATCCAGCAGAGGGATTGAGTTGACCTCCTGCGTCTCCAGGATAGGAGACGTCACGGGAATGAGGTCATCGTCAATCGGGAAATCCTCCCATGGGAAACGCTGCTCCGTCACAGCCACATCTGCCGCGTAATTGTTCGTCTTCTTCTTACGGAGCTGCGTAATGATCGAGTTGCGTTCAGAAACCGAACGCTTAGCTATCTCGGTAGCAGCCTCCTCGGAGAGGCCATAACTGAGAGCCATCTGCCTAATCGCAGTCGCCTCAGTGCGCGCCAGAAGCTCGCGCTTCTCCGAAGGATCGAACGCCTTCATGTAACGGCGCATCAAAATATCCTTGGAGCGAGGATCAAAAACCTTGATGCCGTTCAGGTACGCGGCGAAAGCCGCGTGAGAGTCACCGCGGTTAGGGTCAATCCACGACGGAGCGCGCTTCTCCGTGAACGAGCGCATGAGCGCGAAAGGCGCACCCTGCACAACACGGACAGGCAAACCGAATGTCTTAGGATGAATGACCGTCTCGGCGACAAGGGAGCGAGAATCCCAATCGTAGGCGAGAGTCGAATCCGCCTTACGGAGCTGCTTGTCTCCAGTGATGACCTGATCAATCATGGAGCCCCACACGCCACGACCCCCCAAGGGGTCGGAGCCAATGGCGGCATTCAGCAGGTCAAGTTCCTTGCCCGCCTTCTGCGCCAACTCCCTTTGTATGCTTCTGAACCACTTCGTAGCCTGCCGATCCCACGGCATGATACGCATCGAAAGCTGCTCGTCCCACTCGTCAATGGTTTGACCAATGGTTTTGTTGTGCTGCTTCCAGCTCGTAGCCTGCTTCCATTGCGAATCCTTCGCAGGCAAACCGGGAATGCTCATCTGCTCCCACTTGGCCGCAGCGCGGCCCTTAGCGTCCCCACGGAAATAGCGAGCCAACTCCTTAACGGAGTCCTTATTGACAGGGCCTCGCATCCAATAGGAGTCGTCATCCTTGGGAGCAACGAAGTACTTACCGCGGACAGTCTCAGGGAGATTGCCTGAAACGTTCGGGTAGTCGTACCCCTTACCGGCAGGGCCGGTAGGTCCACCCCTGTGGGGCTCAAGACTCTCGGGATCCTTGACCTTGGATCCGCCAGGACCAAGCTTCCCCTTCGGGAAGGCCGCGATGTCGAACAGGCTGAGCTGCGCAGGATCAGGCTCCGGGAGCGGAGTCTTGTGCTTGATCGCCGGCGCCATTACAGGCATCTTGTCTCGCCAACCGCGAGACACCTCATGCTGCAAGGCAAAGTTGACTTGATTGTCTGCTCTGGCCATCCTCATGGCCAGGTCATCGCGGCGAGCCGCCAACTCCCGTACAGCCTTCCGACTGCCGTAGGCAGTGGCGATGATGAGACGAGCGGTAGACTCGTCCGCCTCCTGGAGCAGGCCGGCAACCACGGATCGATACGGACTTGCCTTCACTGCCGGATGGTTCGCGATGACGCGACCGTTCTTGTTCGCAGTCCATGCAAGGAACTGGCTGACCGCTTCAGACTGCGCATAGTCGTAGGGATCGACGTCGCCAACACCGATCTTCGTTCGCTTGACGATCTGCCTTTGCAGCCAAGGATCAGAGGGCCTGTGACCAGCCCCAAACCCCTTGCTGACTGCCCTGCCGGCAGTCCCAACCTTGCCCACGACGGCAAGGGGATCAAGGAAGATGTTCGCGGCGGCATCGATCGAACCGCTTACCGCATTGAAGAGGAAGCCTTGCTTGAGTCGTTCAATCTCGGCTTCCTCGGCCAAGATGTCCTCAGTGGTGAACCCTAGGGCGATGGCCTGGCCGAAGCTGCGATAGTCCGCGATGCCGCGGGCGTGCGACCACGTTGCAGAGTCAAAGATGCCCTTCCCCCAGGTGGGGGAATCTGCAAGGGATCCCGCTGTCACCGCAGTTGAGAGCGGTTCCAGCACCACGTTTTCAGCGATCTTGTCAGCAGCCCACAGGCCGCCACCCACCAGGCCAATGCCCGTCTGCGCGACGGAGTTAGCCGCACCAATCGTCAACTGCCCGAGCTTGCCCATAAGCTCGTCAAACGATTCATCGTCATCATCAAACGGGCTCGTCGCCAAATCCACCGCGGCGCCCCACGCGGAATTGAGAGACTTCGCAGCCTGGTTAAAGCGGTCTTGCCAACTCAAAGGGTCGCCTTCAAATTCCTAACAATATTACGCATGGACGCTGAAGCACCTGGCCTGTTGGCCAGGAACTCGAACACGGGCAAATACTTAATGAGCTGGTCGGCATCCGCCCTCTGTTGAAGGGAAACCTCATCCAGCATCCCCAAGGATGCGGAGCCCGGACCTGCCCCCAAGTCGATCCCCGCAGTGACAGGCTCGTCAGTGCGCGAGGAAGGCGCACCGAAAGGAGTCAACTCCACAGGAGGTCGCGGAGCGTCCATGCTGGGCATGAGTGCGTTGCCTTCCATGGCCGCGCCACCTTGCGCGTCCATGAATGTTTGCTGCTCCCCATACTCCGCGTTGGGCATGGGCCTGCTGGGTTGGGTGTCGGTACGCCGGCTCAAGGCGCCAGGACCAGAGACAGGGGCAGGACTTGAGGGCCTGCGGTAACCGCCACGGTTTTCAGGCATTACCTGATGCGACGCACCTTGTTACCGTCGCCACCAGTGCCGGCGCCGGGCTTGGTCTCGGATACGTTCCGCATGGTCGCGGTGCCCGCGGAACGGGTCACGCGAGGAGTACCGGAGGTACGGACGGGCGCCTCATAGGCGTGACACATGCCGCCCTTGAGCGGGTTGCGAGGAGTGCTAGGGGTGTTCATATCAATTAATCCTTCTGCCGCGCAATCGCGGCATTGCTCCAGAACATGGCCTCTTCAAGCTTGGTGATAGCTAGTGCCTTTTCTCGACCCTCGGGAAGGATCTCGTTTAGGCTTTCAGCGAGACTCTTGCATCGCGCTCTCACCTTGTCGTGGACATGTGCGGTGGAGAGGGTAGCCGGGTGAAAGGTGAACCGGTTCTCAATATCTTCAGGACTCACGCGGGTATCTGCCTCTTTACATTGACATTCGTGGTAGGAGCCCCACCACTATTCAAGCCAGCAAGCATGCTCATAATGTCAGGCATTCCACCAGGCCCCATCTGTGCCTGACCTGGAGCAACACCAGGGGGCATCATCCCCCCGCCAGGGAGACCACCGGGAGCACCGGGAGGAGCGGGCTCAGAACCGGGGATTGACGCACCTGGCGGGGGTTCCGGAGGCGCGAAAGCCTCCGAAATGACATCCTCAAGCGGACGCCCCTTTGCGCGTCCCTTGATAACCGCAGCAATGCGGCTTACCGCTTCAGCGGGATTCATGCCTGACTGTGCCATGACAGGCACAGATTGAGCGTATCCAGCCATCGACTGAACAAGCGAGTCCCTTAGATCTTCGATCTCAATTCGGGTCTCTTCCTGCGTGACATTGATCCCAAACGGGAACTGCCTTCGCGCCATGTCCTTGGAGATGAGGCGAGCGCCGAGGAGCTGAAGAATAAAGACAAGAGATCTGTTAGGATCCAGACCGACAGCGAAGCCATAAGAAACGTCGCAAGAATAATCTCCGTCGATGTCACGTGAAGGCTTCCAGCGAATTTCGTACGGAACCCCGTCCTGATTGCCGCGAATGCTTCGCTCTTCATCAGGCCAGTAGTGTTCATCCATCCGCAGCGCGAGGCTAATAGCCTCACGAAAGGTTTCCTTGAAAATATCCTGAGCTGCGCGCAGCTGATTTTCAAACCCGCCCTGGAGGGCCCTTACACCTTGGCCCGTGATTATGGATGCATCCATGTTGCCAGTACGAGACTCAGGATATCGCGCACCTGTGCGCAATTCCTGATCAAGCATCTGACCTTCAACGAATGCCGCCTGCGGCAGCTCCGTGCCAACCCTGCGAATCTTCTCAGGGGTCGAGGAACGGATAAGCGCGTGAGGCCCTAGAGCAACTTCCTGCACGTCGTACGGAACAGCTAGGGGTGCTTCCGTGGCAATTTCGGCTGCCGCCATGGCCAGATTCGCGAACCTATTACGCGCAACCTGCGTCCAGAGGACGTCATCGAATTGCCCACGGGAAAGCACAAGCCCAGGGCGACGGGCGATAGCTACAGCACATCGCCCGAAGGTGTTCCTCACCTTCGCCAAGACAGCATCATTGCGATCCGGCAAAAAGAGGAGCGTCATCGTGTCGTCCTCGTATCGGACGACTTCAATCATGTTTTGACTGTACGGCGTTTCAAGGGGTCCATGAATCGCCGTGGCATGTTCCGGATACTCCGCGCACAGATCAGCAATGGTTTTCTTGTAAACTTTGCTGAGGCTGCGGACCTTACCGAAGCGGTCAATTTCGGGGTAGCAGTGCCTTGGATCCATGATGAGGAACCGCGGGCACTGGGCGTCAAAGTCAGGCTCAACGATGATAATCATCGACCCATAAGAGGCGTAGTGGTCGCCTCCGCTATACATCTGCGTTTGCAGCTTGGAATGCTCAACGTAGTGAGCTATCCCCTTGGTCCGCTTGTCGGCTCGTTCACGGGCCTTGTCAGACACCGCATTTGTCGCAGAGCAGTTGAAGCTAGGCAGCGGAGCCAGGGACTCCGCTACGTCCCTTGCCGCGATATCAATAAAATTAGCAATGATCGGCTTAGGAAAGTCATCGCTGAACATCGACGGGAAAACCGCGTCAATGTTGCCTTTGCGCACTTCGTAGATGTCCGCCATGGCGGCATCACGCTCGCCTGCGTTACTCCGCAGCTCACGAACCTTGGCGGAAATATACCTGATGTCACGCATTAGAGTTAGGCTGCTTCATCTCTGCGCAGCCAGTCATCAATACGAACAACCTCTTGATGGCCGCGCCTATAGCGGGGGATGTACTTGTTTTTCGTGTGGCTATTGGCTCGCATCGTGCGAGCCTCCACAACCTCACGGACCTTGATCTCTGCAAACCAAAGAGCCATGGGGAGGTCTTGGATCAAGTCCTTGCCTTTGGCGCCTGGGCGCCACGTGATGAGCTGCTCCACCAAGGCTTTGATGCCCTCGGAATTATGGGAGCTAGGAAGCTCAATCATCTGCTCAGTGAACAACGGGGCGAGGGAGGCAACACCGAAATCAGGATCGAGTTTGTTGTTACTGGTGTAGTGCTCATGCAGGCTGACGCCCTTGTTGGCGAGGAAAGACCTAATGGTCTCATCCCTCGTCAAGAAAAGCTGGAACGCGTTTTTTTCTACGATCCAGCACGACGGAGAATATTTCTCCGTCCAAGCCATAATGAGATCCCTGATCGCCTGCGGGCTTGGAGCCCGCATCCTGTGAGCCTCAAGGACCCAACGTTTCAACGTCTTAGGATCAACGGCGTACGCAATGGTTGCGGTTTCCCCCGCCATAGCGGGATCCATTGAGCACACCACGTAAAGACCCTGCATGCCGTCAGAGCGGTTATGGTGCTTATTCGTGGCACTCAACAGGCCAACCGTACGTTGACCATTAACGCAGGCCCGCACGACCTTGGGATCAAAGATGGACGTAGAGGAAACGTCCATCTGCTGATAGACCATCGACCACGTTTTAGGGTCGAGAAGCGCGCGGCGCTTAGCGAGCTTGGGTCCACTCCACCTCGGATAAAGCCCATTCTCATCAGGCTCATCCTTGCCGTTAGGCCAAGGCTTATCCGACTTAGGCCAGAGAGTTACCCAATCCTTGGAGTCGTCGGCGAACTCCAGAACAGCCGGCATGCCGAGGTAAGTCCAAGGCGACTCATCATCCTCGTACCGGTCCGGATCCCGGATCTCCCTATAGAGATCAACGGTATCCACTCGGGTGCCGACAATGATTAGCTTGCCAGTATCACCCAGACGGGTGATTACCTCCTGCTGAAGCCAACGAATCTGCGACTCATAATGGTTCGCATTGCTAAGCAGAACCGCGTCATCCACGATGATTTTCGTGGAGCGGGCTCCATAAATCTGCCCGCCAATACCAACGATCTGAACGCTAGGATCCTTCTCTGAGCTGTCTCGCAGCTCACCGGGAAGGTAAATCCTATCAGCCTGCCAAATCGCATCCCCAGAATCATAACCCTCAACAGGGCCAAAATCCTGCTGCAACTGCGCATACCGAGGATGCGTCAACCTGTTCTTGATCGCCCACAAAAATTGTTTCGCCATCTCCGCAGTCTTGGAGACGATAACGATCCGCTCATTCGGATCCATGCACAGCAAGTAAGTGACGTAATCAATCGTCACCGTCATCGACTTCGCATGATCCGGAGGCACATTCACAAGAATGTGTTGCTCCCCGCCCGGCTCATACGTCATAGCAGGATGGAGCCAAGAAGGCTCCCGACCCTCAATCACATCAATGATGTTCTGCTGATGCGCAAAGGTCTCCATGTCCAAGTAGTGCTTGCGGAACTCCGCAAACGACATCTTGGGACGAACGAGATCCACGCCGTTCGTACGCATCGCGCGGGCAAGGTCTGTAGCGGCCTTGAACTTGGGGTCGCTGCGCTGCCAGTACTCATACGAGCGCGAGTGCCGGCCCACGGCCGCCATCGCATGATCGACAGTCTTGCCGGCGCGGATGGCCTGGATGACAAGCTGCTTGGCCTCGTCAATCGACGGGCGGGTCACGGTTTGCTTAGTTGACACAGATGCGACTAAAGTTCACATGTCGCCCTCAGGGGCGACAGGTGGACCGTCAGGCTATGCTCACGCGCGCCTGCCTTCAGGCAGGAGAACGAGGCCCACGACGGTTAGAGGGCGGACGTCAGTCCTCGCACCGAGGACGAGCAGAGGGAGCGCGGGAGACCGGACTCACGTCAACTGGGGAGTGGGCGCGTGCAGCGCTTCCGCCCTCTGCTCGTTCCTCGCGCACACGAAAGCCCCCGCTCAACGGGGGCCTTGTGTAGAGCCTTAACGCTTAGCTTCGATCACTCGAAGTGCGGTGCGCCGAGTCCGGTTAACGAACGCCTCATAGATGGCGTTCGCTCGCCTCTCCAGGTCGGCAACCTCTCTGAAGTACTCGCATCCCTGATACCCCTGAGAGTCAGGGAGGTAGATAGTCAGAGTCCAGAGGGGTGCTCGGATGGGCTCCTGCGTCCTGGTGAACGCTCTGGCGTCATCTACGTACCCAAGCTCCAGGCATGAGACCTTCGATGGTCGCCAGTCAACATAGCTAGCCGCGACTTTGGGCATTCGCCCTCCGCTCCGCGGTCACCAGACGCGTCACACGAGCCTTCAGCACTTCCACCGAGTCTCCATGCACGTGAGCAGGCGGATCCTCCCGCCTCGCATGGAAGGGTTGCGTCTCTCCGGGAAGCCAGTACTCCCAACCTGGACATTCGGGCAACGGCCAAGGTCCGCGTGAGCTATCCATGCAATCACGCTACGTCAACGTATCTATGCCTGTCTAGACCGGGCTATTACCCGTCTTGACTGGGCTTGTCTATGACTCAACCGACCTGGGTAGCTAGCGTCCCAACCATGGTCGGGGAAGAGATCCAGTGGGATCCCACTCTCTACAAGTGGGAGCAGATGGCAATGATCTTGCGGGATCGCATCCGTACCGGTGCATACCCTGTCGGGTACATCCTCAGCGAGGTACAGATAGGCGTCGAGTTCAACGCAGCCAGGATGACCATCCGCAAAGTCATGCAGGTTCTACGTGATGAGGGGCTGATCATCACCAAGCCTGGCAAAGGGTCCATTGTGGTCGCCCAGGGCGACGTCTTGAGCTAGAGATACAGTCCAGGGCGATGGCCTGAGAAAGTCAAGTGAAACTCTGGCGCGGGCGGTAGTCGGGTGGCTACCGTGTTCCATGGATCACAGAGAGATCCATGCTGATGCTGCCGGCCTCCCCTGGTCCTGGAGGGGGACGGGGGGGGGTTCGCCGTCACCAGGCGGCATCAGGTGTAAGGGGAAGGAGGTCCGCGGCTGCGATGTCGCGGACCTCTTCCTCGTTGAGGAGGATCACGTGAGCGAACCAGTGGACGGGCTAGTGCTCGGGACAGTCCTGCTCGTTGAAGCCCGCCACAGGAGCGGGCTCACCAAGGATGAGGTTGCCCGACAAATGGCAGTGCCCATCGAAATCATCGATGGCATCGAGGCCATCAGCGAGGACTCATACCTATCCCTCATGCTCCGCTACGCGGAAACCGTAGGAGCCAAGGTAACTATAGAGATCATTGACGAGCGCGTTCCGCGCTCTAGGACGAGGGGAGGGATACGCCCGCCAGGGCGATCAACCTAATCCACCACATCTATACATATACATATAGGGCTATGCCTCTAAGGGCATAGCCCTTATTAGGTTCTAACCATGTGGGCAGCCCCTCAAGGCTGCCTATGTATGGCGGACCCTCCAGGGTCCGCATATAACAACAACCCCCATTATATAAGTGTCGGTACGGCAGACCATACCGTGGCGAAAAGATGATAACAATTTTATAACGTACCCTTGACCTGCGATGATAGGAAAAAATATTTTCGCCCAACAGCCCATAAGGGGGCTGGTTTTACACAGAAAATTTGGTTGATAGTAGGAGAGGAGAGGCGCCGGCGTTTAAAAGCCGGGGGTCAAACCGGGTGGTTACAGAGAGTGACATGATCATGACGGAGAGTCATCTCCGCAGGTCACGACCCATGCCGGCGACGTCGCCGGCCGTGCCCGATGACCCTGTTATGTCCTGCAAACAGGATGACTCATCAAGGCATGGGCCTTGACCTGCATGTATGCGCCCCTGACAGGGGCAGGATGTAAGGGGCAAAGGGCTGTTTGGTCCTTACCATGTCAACTTTTGTTGACAATACTACTCACCAGTAACTTAGCGATGCCCGACCATTCCAATCGAGTCGCATGCCCCTTCCATGCCGTTGCATGCCGGCCTCTGTGGAGGCCCAAGATGGCTGCCGCGGACATTGGTCGCTTCGCTCCCAACATCCTTGCCATCGATTGGCGTGCGTTCTCTCGGCGCATGGTTGCGCCGGATTCTGGCGTTTGTTGGGGGAACTTTTGGCTTGGGGGTTGACACGGGAAAGCCCGTGCAACATGCTCTGTGTATCGCATCAAGGAAAGGGGTTCACAATGAAGCTCAAGGCACTCATCTCTAAGGTTCTCAACCGCAGGAAGGTTGAGCCGAACCCGTTCGTTCCGCAGTTTGAGGACTACAGCGAAACGGACCTGAATCACGTTCGTCACTTGGTTCGCCCGTCCGAGATTCGTCGGGCGACTGACGATTCTCTTCGTTGGTCCTGGGATGTTGTGGAGGCTGCCCCTAGGGGCATCAAGGACGTCTCTCATCTGTCGGTTGAGTTGTTCCGTGAGATGGCTCGTAGGGGTATCTACGCCGGCTAGATGAGTTGGCTAGACGAGACACACTCTCGTTAGTGTGTCCGTCTCTAGCTGGTCATCTCGGCTGGTGAATGGGAAGTCTGCTCAACTTCCCATCGTTACTGAAAGGCTCACGCGCTATGTCTGCTTACGTGAACAAGGACACCGTTGCCGCTCTTGAAGCGGCGTGTGACGGCATGTTCCTTCTGATGGACACTGCCAGGCACAACGGTTTCAAGCGCACGCAGGTTGAGATCCGGCAGCACATCAGGGAATGCGAGACGTGCTAGTTCTGATCTTGCCATTGCTCACGCGTGCCCCTGTTGGGGCACGTTGGGGCACTAGTGACGTCAGCCGGCTCACTCTCGGATCCTGGATGCGGAGATCTGCTCAATCTCCGCGACCCATCTAGAAAGGCTCACGCGATGCACTACCTCACCGATGCGGACTTGTCCGCATCTATCGTCAAGGTGGAGGCGGACGTCAACGCCATGCACCTTGACGGACTGTCCGACTCTCCCGAGTACCAGCGTGCCAGGAACGCATGGGACCTGTACGTGCATGAGGAGTGCTACCGCATGCGTATCGTGCACGCGTGGAACGTGTGGGCCTCCACCGTCGCCACGGAAGACGCTCCCGCGGCGCGCGACCGGCGCGCATGTCGTGACCACACGCTCTCTGAGGCTCCAATCTCTCCCGAGTGCGGCAGGCACTACAACACGTACACGAATCGGTATGTGTACGTGCCCGATGGGCAGGCCCATCGGTTCGTTATCACCTATATCTCTCACGACTCCCGCGCATTGCTGGAATGGGAGCTGATCCGTCCTAACGCCACGTGGCTTGCCTTGGCTGTGAAGTCTCTCGGGGAGAACACGGTCATTGGCATTCGTCGGAACGGCGTTCCTTGGTTGGTTCGCCATCGGGGCAAGTTGAAGCGCTACCCCTGGTAACTATCTGGCCATAGCCCATGCTTTCCCTGCCCTCATTGCGGTAGGGAAGGTGTGGAGGTTGGCCGGCTAGGTCAATCCTGTGAGGTGATCGCTCAATCACCTCACGCAACGCTCACGCGAGAGGAAAAGGTCGTGAAGGCTTACTATCACGTTTACGCTGGTGAACGTGCCCCATTCTGCCAGGGCTATAACGGCGGATCCGCATCTAAGGCGTACGCTCTCAAGCTCTACCGCAAGTATGTTGCGGCAGGCTGGAATTACGTGGAACTGGTCAAGCGGGAGTGGAGAGACACGCCGGCTAAGGGTGACCCCGTGGGGTTCTGCTACGCCGGATGCTGCAACAAAACCTTGACCACTCTTCACAGCCAAGGCAAGTAGTCAAGGGCTGATCTAGAAACGCAGGACTGCGCCCACGTGGGGATGGGCGCGGTAATGCATGGCTAGCTCAAACCATGCGTTCCAGCTCACGCGACAAAGGGGTTCACATCATGGAAGACAAGGCAAGTACGCGTTTCAACGTCGAAGAAGTCCACATGCCGAATAACGGCGTTCTGTTCAACTTCGCCGACACCGCGGCCACTTTCACCTATAACCCGTACGGCGGACAGGTCGAATTCCGCGGTGCCTTGCTTCACACGTTCCGTGTTGGAACGGCTCACACTCTGGAGTGTGCGCGAAAGGTCATCCGTTCGTTGTGCGCGCGTGACCGTATCACGGTGTGGGTTCCGCCCTCGACTCTCCTTATGGACCGCGGCCACCAGGGGCACATCGAGGCGCTTCACACGCCCGTCTGGACAGATGAGTCTCGCGTGCACGTCCGTCCGGGAACTCTGAGGAGTGACAGGCACTTCTGTGCCTGCGGAACGTGCGAGATGCCCGACTCCTTCAACTACAGGGAGTGCCCCTGTACGCCGTGGTGTACGGCGTACTACATCCCCTAATCCGGCTACAGCCTGCGCGTCCCATTGCGGGGAATGGGGCGTGTGGAGGGTAGCCGGCCTACCTCGCACCGTGTCTGCTCAACATGGTGCCCCTTCAAACAAAGGCTCACGCGATGGCAGCAAAATGGACGGTAACGGCAGAGATGACTCGCAAGTCTCTGCCTAACCGCCTCACAGAGGCGGGGATTGAGTACACCACGGCCCACGAACCGTGGTGCGGAACAACTCGAATGGTCTACGTGATCGGTTCCGATCGCCTTACCCATGGTGAGGTCTTGAAGAAATACCCGAACGTCTGAGTATTGCCCATCATGGGGCGACGTGGGCGGCGTCGCCCTTTGGTGGGGAGTTGCTCAGCTCCAGAAAAGAGGCTCACGCGCTATGAAGATCGGAATCCTTACCGCGGGCGACATGGTGACCGCGGTCACGCTCCCCAATGGGGAGCCCACAGAGCAGATGAACACTCACTACCTCGGGTACGTCGCCATGAATTTGGACGTGGAAACCCTCACGGTCTCCCCTGACAGGTGGGAGCGCATCAAGGCCGCTCTTGAGGAGCAGCCTGACGTCAAGGTGTACGACTTCACGGGGGAGGTTGACGCGTGACCAGGTACAAGCGCACGCGATACACAACCATCACGGGAAACGTTGCCGTTCACATTGTGGATGGGCGAGACGACCGCGGCAACGCTGTTGCGCGGTGCGGGCTCACGGGTAAGCAGAACGGTGTCAACCAGTTCGGGTGTGTCACGTGCGGCCCATGCCAGGACGCCCCGAAAGAGGGCAGGGCGTGATGAGTCGCCAGATCTCTGATTACCCGTTCTACTTCGTGGGCGTCGATCCTGCCGGCCTGGCGTTCAAGTCTCCCCGCCATGGCAGGGAAGAGCTGCGGTTCCTGGTCTTCCACCGTGACCCCATCGGCATACGGCGTGATGGGCTGTGGGTGATCGCCGACTACTGCGAGTCTGCAGACCTGGCAGACGAGTCGGGTAAGGACTGTGTGCGCCGGTACGGTGGCGCCTACCAGGTGGTAGAGGCTGAAGTGGTCTATCACTGATCGTTGCATCTCGCCCACGGCTTGTCGGCCGTGGGCCTGCAATGGAGTGATCAGCATGGATCAGCGGACATGATCACCAGGACATAGAGAGGATGCATGCATGTATGTGGTATGGAGGCGTGGGCCTGACAACTACGTAGGCGTGACTACCTACACGCCAAGGGCGTACACCGCAAACGGGAAGAACTGGACCTACGCAACCCTTCATAAGTCTGATGACTGGCCGGACGCGAATCATGCCCTCTTGGACGCCAGGGGCGTTGAGGGCGCCGACGCGCACCGGGACCGCAATTGCGTGCGGTGCTGGCGCGACTCCGTTCCCCCTCAAGGGGGTGACCCTGCCCCCAACCCCCATGTAACCAATCTGTGATCGTCCTGATGGGTGTCTGTGATCGTTTTGTCCTTGCAGGGCAGTCCGGTCACGGGCACCCTTTAGGGCATATGGCGCTTTGCGCCACCTACGGGATAGGTCCGCTCAACCTGTCGCATCCGTAGCAATCAGCTCACGCGTGAGGAGACCTATGGTCATCCTGTCACCCATGCCTGCGGGCATGGCTGCTCTCATGGGTGTGATCAGTCATGACTGATCACACGTGCACTAGGGCATGCGCCCTCACCTCCACCGAGGTGGCAGACCATTACAGGGTGGATCCGCGGACAATCAGCCGATGGGCTCACGCGGGCAGGCTGGTCGTTGTGCGTCGCACCCCTGGTGGCCACTTTCGGTTCTGCCGTCTTCGGATGGAGCTGATCTGATGGCCGCAGATGAGTACTTCATGCCTGGTGACGACTCCTCCATGCGCCAGGAGGCGCAAGAGGTGTTCAGGCGCATGGTTCGCGCGGCTAGGCGCTGGCGCGATGGCGCCCTACCTGTATGGATCTGGCAGCAGACCCTTGAGGAAGTGGGCAACTGCCGCATGTGCGGCAGGGTCAAACTGATGGCCGTCTGGTCTCAGATCGAGGTCTGCCACGGGTGCGACATCGACCCTGCACACCCGCCGACGCTGCGGGATGTGCAGTGATGGATGACATCGACGCCGCGGAGACGGCAGGCTTGGATGTGAAGCTAGAGGCGATCTTCGGTCGCCCGATGCATTTCGACATCGACGGCACGCCCATCACGTGGACTGAATGGATGCGCCTATTCAGCTTGGGTCTGGATTACAAGCGCGTCGCCTTCACACGCATTCGACGTATCGGCAAACGTCGGTGGACGCGTTGCCGCGTGTCTACTGTGTGGCTTGGCCTGGATCACGGTTACGGGGCTGATCCCGTGATCTTCGAAACTCTCATATTCGGCGGTCCAATGGATGGCTGCATGTGGCGCTACACCAGCAGGCAGCATGCGGAGGACTACCATCCCAAGGTCGTTGCCATGGTGGCGCGCGAGATTGAGGAGAGGCTGTATAAGCCTCGCAGAGTGAAGCCGGCCAGGGTTGAGGCGCCGTACAAGTATCGGCGCACGGGTAGGCGACACGTGTTCGCCTAGCTCAAGCGAGGTGATGGATGGTCGCTAAAAAGCACAATTACGAGCTTATCGCGCGGATCCTCAAGGCCCATCCAGGGTGGACGTATAAGAAGATCACGGCGGAGTATATCCGCCGTGGTGGGCCGGCGGTCACGCGCGACACCTTGAAAACGATCGTGAATGATCATGAATTCCTGAAGGCGCTCAAGGGTCCGCTTGAGGGTCCGCCTCCACAGAGGCAGCATAACTATGACCTGCTGGAAGAGTTGATTGCTCTAGAGCCGGCTCTAGCCCATTCCCCCACACACCTTGAGATCGCCTACAGGGGCATAACGGGTCGGAAAACGTCTGTATCTACCCTAAACGGGTATCTCATGAGGCGCCGTGCGCGCCTGCGAGAGGAGAGCGAGAGGGGTGAGGCAGATAACGAGGCTACCGGGGAGGCCACAGACGCCGGCCGGCGCACAGGCGACGGAGCGGTTTAACACACTGCTAGATGTTTATCAGGGACTCGATGGGGTCTCCGGTGATATTCTGGCCACGGATGCTCTATATGGCATCCTCGCCGACGCTGCCCATTGGGCGTCAGCCAATTTAACTGATCCTGTCGAGGTGGTCACGTATGTGACCGCAATCATGGATCGGGAAAGCTAGATCAACTCTACTAGGCCGCTCACCTGGTGGAGACCAGCTCACGCGCAAGGGGTACCATCGATGTTCTCACTCCCGTTTATTGACTGGGATAGCGTCGGCATCGCCCTGACGATTGGCCTCCAGGTGGTCATCATGGGGCTACTCGTCTGGATCCTGATCCGTTCCCGACCGCGCCGGCGCCCCGGTCGGCACCATGCAGGCGAGGGAACAAATGCCCGAGGATCAAGAGATCTGGCTCACGCGGCGAGAATTAGCCACGGAGTTCGACGTCAACCCCGCCACGGCAGGGAGATGGACCAAACTGCCAGGTTGGCCCGCGGCTAGACCTAAGAGTGTTCATGGGCGGGTACGGGACACGTACCCGCTCTCTCTCGTAACCGCTTTCCTGGCCTCGCTGGGATTGCCTGACGACGATAACAATAATAAGCGTCGCGAAGATTAATTCATTCAGCCCCCCTGCTCAGGGGGCTTTAAGTAAAGGCTCACGCGTCATGAAGCGAATCGAAAAGGTTATTGTTCTCTCGGATGACCTTGACGGGTCTGAGGAGAACGTCAATACTATTGTTTACGCCATTGATGGCGAGGTGTTTGAGATTGATCTCAACGCCAAGAATGCGCGTCGTTTCCGTGATGCGATGAAGCCTTTCACGGCGGTTTCGCGTAAAACAACGAAGGCGCATCTTTTACGCACCTTACCTAAGAGCAGGGCAGGCCGGCCTAGGTCTGTGCCCGCGGAGCGTCCACGTAGGGAGGAGGTTAAGGAAACGATCCCTGAGACGCCCCAGGTGCCCGAAACGCCTGAGGGGCTGGAATCTCAGGCGCTTTCAGCGCCAGAGGGTACCTCGGTGCCCCCTACGACCTTCAGGCCCCCAGATTTTCAGGGCACCGATTCCGGGGATGCTGACGACATCCCGCAAGAGTGGCGGGCCTGCATGCCCCGCGAGGGCGAATCCCATACGGAGGCAGCGCAGAAAACTAAAATGTGGGGTGTTTTAATAGGTCGCCCCGTGGAGAAGGTCACCCCTGAAATGGTCGCTGACTGGAGAGCCTTTTACATTAAAAGGCTCTGGACGTTAGTGGACCCCAAAGAATAGCAATGCTCACGCGTCATGGCGCATAGCTCAGCGCCAGAAATGAGGTTAACCATGCCCAAAGACAAGACCCTTGAAGGTCTCCGCGCACACATGGAGGCAAAGGGTAAGGGTGCGCTCCTGGTGGTGGAGCTTGCCACTCAGGACGCCAACAGCATCATGCGTCGCCCCGACGACGTGCCACCTATCCCCATTCAGGTGGAAGACGTCAAGGGCCTGGAGAGGGCGATCGGAGACGTCAAGCAGCTTGCCATGACCCTGGTCGGAGCAACCCAATACGTCGGAACCGCGGAACTGCGTCTGTGGGTCGCGCGGCCGGCGAAGTTCGCAACCGCGCCGCCCATCGCGGCATGGTCTCTCGCCTCCGGTCTCGACCAGTGCCCGTGCGGGCAGGATGGCCTTCATCAGGCGATTGACGCCCTGCTTGCCTCAACCGCCCCATTCGTCCAGCAGGCCCACTGATGGACCCGCTGATCCTTTGGTGTCTGGGTGGGATGGCCGTATGCATGGCCATCTACGGCATCGTGGCATGGTTGGAGTTCCATTGAGTGGCCTCGTTCTAGGCTTCATCGCTCTCATCCTTCTCGCCCAGCTCCTCGAAACCCGCTAGGAAACACAGAAACCCCGCGTCCGAAGACGCGGGGTTTCGTTTCGCCCTAGACGCTACAACCAAGGCTTGCAGCCCTTGACAGCAACGCTGCTGGCTCTCATTAGGAACTAGCAGGACGAACCTTCCACTCACACACAGGTCAAACAGTAGCAGGATCAGGCTCCTCCTGATGGTCCTTCACGTAAGGGCTAGGCCCACCGAGCTTGCTCTGTAGCTTCTTCAACGCGATTCGGATCCGTCCGCGGATCTGATCCTCGGTGTGCCCCAAGTGCTTCGCGATCCTCTGGCGCTTGCCAGGGGCAACCGCCAAGTTGCCCGCCATGCGGGCAATGTCGGCATCTGTCACCTGTCCAAGATCCTTGAAACGGAACTTGAGCCGGTTCCGATACTTCGCCGGCAGCAGCTCCAAGCCTCGCTGTACATCCAAGAGGCTGATCAGGTAGTTACCTGCTGTCGCAGGATCGCCATTGGTCTTGGCCACAGATTCGGCACGCCCGATGGGCGGACGTTCCGATAGCCCTTCACTGTAGTACTGCTCAACCAGGACCCTGAGAAGCCCGAGCCCATAGAAAGCTTCATCTTGCGCCTCGTAGCCGACCATGGCAGCAACTTCTTTGCGCGCATACCTCTCACCAGCACGCCTAAAAATCGTGCGAATTCGATTGCTCGCATACCTAGCGTTTTCTTCACTGTCGTAGTCGCCTTCAAGGTAGTCCTCCCATTCAGCATGAACCTTCTCGCTACCGAGCACATACAGGCAGATCTCTTGGGCGATGTCATCAGGGTCAACGTTCGGGTAGCGGTTCCACACCTGCCCTGCGGTCAGGCGAGCGAAGGAGAGAAGTTCGTCGTTCACAGAGGGAACCTTCCAGAGCAACACCCATCGCACCCATGCACGGACTCCCAGCCGGCGGACTCTTCGCCGCGGGTGCGAGCCTTGAACGCAATGTCATCAGGGTCGGGATGGCCGACCCCATGCACGCACAGGCGTTCCATGAGTCCGCGATCAGCACGCCAGTGCTGCCGCCAATCCTTCATGAGGTGATCAGAGGGGTTGTGGATGCAGCAGGTTTGCCCTTCGCACTTGAGGTGCGAATGCACCCACATCTCACCGCCATCCCCCCACGGGATGAGTTCCATCTCCCCCTCAGTCAGCTCCCCCATTGGGGAGCGGGGGCGGAAGCCTTCAAAGTCGTCATCTGTCGTCTCTCGCAGCAGCGACCCGGGAATGTAGGACCAGCTCACGCGGCAAGCTCCCAATCCCGCGCGAGGGCGTTCTGCTCCGCGGCCATCGCATCCGCAGCGAGGTACCACTGCCCATCGACGCAGAACGAGCCATCATCCCCGACAGGGATGACCTCGGGATGCACTCGATCCCCACGAACACGCAGGATGCCAAACGCTGACTGCCAGTCAGCGTGACCGCCTCGCAGGTAGCCGGCTTGCGCCTGGTCCATGAGGTGGCCAACCTCCATGCCCCAAATGGTGCGGCTCGTGGAGCCGCCATACCCGTAAGACTTGGCCGTCAGGCCGGCACGATGCGTGTGACCACACGCCACACTGACGCCCCAGTGCTGAGAGAGCAATCCTGCCGTGCGGCCGGCGATCTGAGACAGGCCGCCCTCATCCCCATGAGCGCACACCCAACCGGGAGCGATCGGGAACGGGCTCCGATGGTAGGTGATGCCGGCCGCGGTGTAGCCGGCAAGTTCCGCCAGGTCCAACGAGCGGAGCGACGCAAGAGCGGGAGCATACTGCCCGATGTACTTCCTCATCCGATCCCCGTGGTTGGATCGGCTCAGATCGTACGGCGCATCCCCGATGGCCTCGCGAAAGCGGGCGTGGATCTCAGTAATGATGTCAAATGAGAGCTGGAGAGTACTCCCGTACTCAAGGGCGGAACCCTTGTGCCACTGTGAGATTTCAGGCCCGTCAATGTCATCGCCCACATTCACCAGGCGATCAGGCTTGAAATCCTTGGTGAAGGCGATCAGATTGTCCAGGGCCTTACGGTTGTGGTAGGGCGCCTGAATGTCACTCACTATGAGGACGGTTGTATCTGCCACGGGGGAATCTCCTAGTTTGATTTCTAGAAGTATTCCCCCGACTGGGCAGACGTATCAGCTATTTCCCTGCTTCATCCATCAGATTTGAGACGACATCTCTCACGACTGGAAGCGTGTTACTGTCTTCGAAGATGTAGCGCATGCATTCCATCACGTAGTCCAGTGACGCGCAGCAGCCGCAGGGATGCTCACTCATAGACGGTAACCGTCTTCGTGGAAGGCCAGACAGAGCGAACCTCGCCATCCCATTCCGTTCCAGAATAAGAGGAGTAGTAACCGGTCTTCTTGAAATACCTGGTTACCGACTCCCCTTCAACCTTGATGACAACGGACGTGGCTTCGCCCTCGCCATGCCCGCCGCCATCGCTCTGCACTGTGGTGACCGCCCCGAGGTCCGGGATCGCGTAAGCGACCCCGCCCGCCTCGTCTCTCCACCAAGACCACGACTCGTAACCCCCGTAACCCTGCCCCTTCGCATACGCAAGGACTGCCTCCTCAACCTCGCGGGGCGAAGCTTCGTTGAGGTTAATCTCTGCCATTACTTTCCCTCCAAGGGAATCAACCGATCAGCACGGCTCTTATGCCGTGCCACATAATCCATGTCCGGACGATGAAACACATCAAAGTTGGTCACGATAAAACGAGCCGACCAACCTTTAGTCAGTGATGTGATGGTGCGTCGCAGAGCCCACGCGTACGCTGCGCGAGGCGAACACGTGTAATCGCTTGGGATCACCTTCCGCTCAAGAGCGGTGGCGTAGATCTCTTCCCGGTAGAGACGCACCTGGTCATGAAAGTCCATCGCTCGAACTTTCATCATGTCCACCTGCACGCTAGCGCCATCCTTGAGGACGCTCTCATAGAGCGGCCTATCCCCATAGGCAACGCTGTCGTGAATGCTGTCATGGTCGTAGACGCGCCGAACTGCGTCACGGAAGAAGTCTGCTGCCTCTTGGGTGAGGTTGACTTCCTTGGCTCCGTACCGTCGCTCCCAAACCTCATAGAGCATGTCGTGTAGTTGGGGATCGATCCGCGCTCCGCGCTCTTTCAGGAACAGGAGGTCATTCATGTGCTTGTTCCACGAGCCGTTACGCAGATCCCAATAGGCGTGCGAGGCTTTGATGGTGATCAGCTCGTCAGGGGTGGCGTAGGCCACTTCCCCCTTCCCTGCAAGCCATGACGAGAACGCGTCATCCCAGAAGGATTCGATCCCAGGCATGTCCTTTGGACTGAAAACGTCAAGGTCTTTTGGCTCCCGCGCTTCTGACCGATACCAGTGTCGCAGGGCCGTTGAGCCCACTATGAGCGTCACTCGGCGCACGCATTCTCAAGAGAAGCGTCAAGGAACTTGACGCCGGCCAGAAACTTGATGGACGCCATGGCCATGTAGTTGATTGCGTCCGCGGCTTCCTCAAGGAAGCCCTCAACGAGCGCATCAATGGTCATGGTTTCAAACTTCTGGCGCTCGCCTCCATAGTCTCGGTTGCCAACCGTCATGAAACGCTGCTGCCCCAGTTCGGCAAGCTTCGCTTGGAAGTTGGCGAGGTCCACAGAGTCAACGCCTTGGCCGTGCGCGAGCACGGCAGGATGCGCCTTGAGGTCATCCATTACCGCAAGAGGGGAGAAATCAGGCATGTCTTCCACCAGGTCGCCGAAACAGATTTGACAGCCAGCGCAAGGCGTTGCGCTACACACTCTTGATCTCCTCCAATTCGATCACCACGACGTGACGAGGATTGATGATCGCTTTGGGTGGGCGACCAACCGTGATTGTTCCCCCCTCGTGAATCGCCCTCTTAATGCCCTCCACTTCATCCTCTGTCACATCAGAGGAGGCGAAACCTCCATTGGAGAAGGCGAATTTAAGGCGAAAGTTCATCGATCAATCCTCCAATAGCCAAAGCCGCCTGCTGAGGCAGGACACCATCACCAAGCGTGCGAAACAGATCCTTGCGTGTCGTCAGAACATCAGTGACCCACCCACCAGGTAGGCCCATCATCCATTCAACGAAATGCGCCGAGAGGCGAACGTTTCCTTTCGGGCCTACCTCGGTAGGGTTAGGCGCCTGACGCCCTGTTATCCGCTCCCATCGACGGATTGCGGGCTCATACTGGCGCCAATCAACCTTGCCGTTACAGCTAGGCTCTTGCCGCTCTGATGCCCATTGTTCGGCATGCCCCCCCTGTCTCCGTCCTCCGTGTTCGGAGTCGGCAGGAGTACGACCTTCGCCTCTAGAAGCGTCTTCTTCTTGTCTATCCCTTTGTGGTCCCGAGCTGTTGGGGTGGGCAGTGTCACGCATGGCCGATCTCCCATTCCACCTGATCCGCCAACGTCGGACCATGCCCACCCGCTCGCCTCTTGTCCGGAGGCTGTGAGCCTCCGTTCCTCCCGAGGTTCGCCGTAGGTGTCAGCAACAACGGTGCGGAGGTCACGCCCCCCCCCCGCCATGCTTGCCAGGTCCATTGCTGTCCGTCGTCCGCGGAGTGGGCAAACTTGACAAAGACACGCTCTCTTCGGTGAGGTGCGCCGGTTTCGGAAGCTCGTACGCTATGCCATCTCGCACGAAACCCCATTTCGGAAAGGTGCCCGAGTATTCTTCCGAGCCCCCCCCGCCTGAATCCGGGTACGTTTTCCACGATGACGTATTTTGGTCCCAGCGTGCGAACGGCTTTGATGAATGCTGTTGTGAGGTCTCTAGGGTCATCGATGCCCCCTTGTTTTCCTGCGAGGCTCCATGGCTGGCAAGGAATGCCAGCGGTTAGGATGTCCACCTTCTCAACGGTGGACCAATCAACGGTTGTGATGTCGCCCAGGTTGGGCACGCCCGGATAGCGTGCCTCCAGGACTAGCCTTTTCGCTTTGTCGTTGTCTGCGACCCACACCAGTTCGGTATTGGGGATGACGGCACGGAGGCCCATTTCCAGACCCCCACACCCTGTGCAGAGGGATCCGACTTTCATGCCGCAAGCCTGAAGTCGCACGACGAGCACATAGGACCAGACCTGGAAGGCTTGGCCTTCTTTTCGTTGCCCCAACCCCAACGGCACTTAGGTTCACGATGCCCCGCAGCATGCACCTTCGCCTCAAGGTCCTTGATTCGCTCCCCGACTTCCGGGAACCAATAAGAGATCTCGTCCAGTTCGCCAGGCTTAGCGAAGCGCTGAGCAACCGCCTTCTTAACGCTCGAAGGGCTGTCGTAGGTGTTCCTGAAATTGCATGCCGCGGGGAAGACCCGATAGGTTTCCTCGGGTAGATCTTCACTCATCGGGGCTCTCTCCCATAATCCACCTGGCGCCGGCGTTGCGGTGAAAGCACGACTCCATTCCTAGAGCGTGCTCGAACATCAAGACAGACACATCCAATGGTGACTCCTCGTAGGCGCTGCGCGCCATGTCCTTCACCAGATGCAAATCTTTGGCCTGGAAACGCATCTCGTCATCAGGCATTCGTTGGGGGTCAAGCAGACCCTTAAAAAGGGCCTGCTCAATCCCACCAGCATCAGCGACGGCCTTACGCAGCTCGTCACGGTCTGCGTACTTCATTAGGCTGCGAGACCAAGGATTCTCTTGAAAGCGTCATCCATGGTGATCGTCTGCCGCGGAGCGGCAAGGGGAGCCGCTTCGCGGCCCTCCTGCTTGTCGAACGGCACCTTGAACACACTGCTTGAAGCAGTGTGGTAAACACACACACCTTCAGGGCGCGGATAGCCGGGCTTGGCTATGGAACCATGCCTCTGGAGGTAGTCACTGATGTCCAGGATTCTCGTGGTATCAAGTGGACCCTGCCACAGCACGGGCACCACAGAAAGGGCAGGCAGCTCCGGATAAACCGGATGGTCCTTGAGGTGCGCCCACTTGGAGGTATTGAACAGAGAGAACCTACGATCTCCCTGCTTGCAGTCATAGCCCCTCTGGATTCCACTCCCCCACCATTCGCCGAAATGCCTGCCAGGACCAAGGATCATCGCCAAAAGGTGAGAGTGATCCTCAACCCATGCGGCGAAGCCGAAATTGTCATCTTCGGGAGTGATCAGCCGCTTACGCGACTGCGCGTAAGCCTTGCCGTCCTCGGTGATGATGATGGCACCATTGGTGCCGTCGATCTTCTCGGTAACCACCACATCCCTAAAAAGCCGGGGTGTCTTAGGCCAGGCGTGGAACTCAACTTCGGTCATTTGAGAATCCCGTCTATTTCCCAGTCAACAAGATTTTGGTCATCGCTCTCAAGGGCGAGATATTCCGCAGGCATCCACGACTCAGGGGAAGGGGCGTGCTTGCGGCAGTGATCCAAGGCCGCGGAGATCACTGCCTGAGCCAGTTCTCTAGTTCCCGGCATGGGATGCCTTGTTCTCTTTGATCTCCCACCAGGCCCACCAGATCCCGCCGACGATGACGCCGAGAGCGCAGATGCCCAGCAGGACTAGCAGCGCGGTCACTCGTTCTCCTCGTGAGCGCCTGACGCGGTGAGCGTGGAGATCTGGACCAGGGCCTCAGCGGCATCCGCCGCTTCCGCCCGGAAGACGTTCATTGCGTCCATGGCCTCAGCCCACGCAGCCGGACCGGCAATCAAACGCCCTCCTCCATAGTGCAGCTCGCCCGAGGACACCTGAAAGCGCTCAACGCCGCTCTCGGCAACGGTCTTCTCGACGCGGAAATCGTAGCGACCGCCAAGGTTCAAGATGATCTTCTGCTCAGACATTGATTTCCTCCCACTCTCCGCGTAGAACGCGAAGACCAACGGTGCAATTAGGGTTGTGTCTTTTGAGTTGCTGGACTTTCCGCGCAGCCCAGTCTTTAGATGCGTAGTATTTGCTGAAGACCACGCGATAGTGGTCCTCGGATAGGACATGCCAGATCTCCGCCATCACTTGAGCCCTATCATGTCTCTCAAGAATTGCCGACCGCGAGACAGGAACACCGTGTTGACATCAGCCTTGCCCCCGTCGATCGACGGCAGTTCCACAACCACCGCCTGAGGTAGTTTTTCCGTCAGGGACTCGGCGAACTCGCGACCAACATTCTTACTCTTATCTGCGTCGTTGTCCGCGAAGATCCAAATACGGCTAAAGTCCTTCAGCAGGCGCCTCCAATGGGGATGCGAATCCCAGGAGGACACCCCAGGCAAAGCGATAGCGGGGATACTGCACTCGCCATCCAAAATGAGGGCGTCGAACTCGCCTTCCGCGATGGCGATGGAACCAGCATCCGTGTCAAGAGCAGCAACGTTGTACATTGCTTGCGGTTCAAACGTCACATATTTGCCGTGGCCGTCACAACTATCAGCTTCAATGCATTCCTGGCGGATGCAACGAAACTTAAAACCAGTGACCCCGCTCCTCTTTATGGTGGGGATTGCGAGCCGGCCTCTGGCTTTGGCGTGCTCCGGAGGCGGGTCTACGACCAGGCCCAGGCGGAAGCGATCCCTTGAGGTTGTGCTTACGCCTCGCCCATCCAGGTAGTTCAGAGCGCGAGGATCCTCCATCAGAGACATTTCGTAGTCTCGTGACGTCTCCTCCAGAAACCTCAACTGATTTGCGTCTAGCCTCCTCACGCGAACAACCGTCCATTCTTTGGATCCAGTCCAACACCCCACCCTGACTAGGTTCGCCAGGACATGAGTGACATTTCCAAACGCCCGCATCCACATCTATGGAATGGCTTGGATTGCGCTCTGCGTGGTCGGGGAAGGGGCAACGAATAACGACGTTGCCCCTTCCCCGCGGCAGATCGACCGAGTAGCTATCGAGTACTGCTCGAAAATCCATCGCTCAGCCTCTTGGCCTTGGCGTAAAGGCCAATGCCCGTCACGATGGCCGCGATGTAGAGGATGCTGGTCTCCTTGCGCGCCTCCGCAACAGGGTCACCCTCGTCCTTCTCAAGGTCGCCCGCGGCGACCTCAAGGTGCTTGCGCGCCATGGCCTGAATCTGCTCCAGGTCCTTCCGCGCGTACGCGGCAAGGTCCTCCGCCTGCTTCTTCAGGTCCTCGAACTGCTCAACGTCAACAGTCGTGCTCATGGGCTCTCCCTGGAAGATGTCGTCTAGAATGAGTTCGATTGCGCGGAATCGCCCCCAGAGGGGAGCGTCCCGGTTGAGCGGCAAACCTCTTTGGATTTTCACCAGCTCGTCACGGATGCGATTCGCGTTCCTGAAAGCGGCTCGCTTCGCTTCGATGTAGCGGGCAACCGCAGCCTCTACCACTGCACGGGCTCTCTCTTGTCAACCAGATCCACATCAATGCCCACCCGAGCAAGGGCTTCCTTGATGTCGTCAGGGCCGACCGCGAAGCCGTCCGAGGTTTCACGGTCGTTCGCCATGTAGATTGCCGTGTAATCACACGTCGTTCCAGCGCGGCCCCATACCGACCTGAGATAGCTCGCCATCTCGAACAGGTCGGACTCGTATTCGTCCTTTTTCAAGAGGGTGAACCCGGCTTCGCGAATCCGCTCCACGGGTTCGCCTTTTTCGCGAAGGTAGATGCCGAGAACACAGAAGCAATCCTCACCATCCACGTTGCGGACAAGGCACCTGTTGGTGAGGTTATAGGTAACCATTAAGGCGCCCCTTAGCAGTAAGCGTCACCAGGGTTGACGTTCTTCGCAAACAGCGTTCCGCGGGAGTAGTCGAAGGCGTTAACGGAGCCAATGGCTCCGAACAGCGCTTCCCCGATATCGTCAGTCTCCTTACGGCAACTCCCGACGCGTCCCCCCGCAACCATTCGGGTCAGCGCAAGGACGGCCCTCGCTTCCGCCTCTGTCAGGTCAAGACGAACAACCTCCTCCTTGACCTCCGTCACCACTTTCCTGGCGACGGTTTCCCTCTTCGCTTCAGCCATTGGGGTCCTCCGGATAGATCACTGTCGGGTCTTTCAGATATACGAACGCGTCATTCATGGTGAGTTTCCCTAGCCCGCTGATTGGGTCCAGGTACCTGCACATCGAGAACGCCCACTTACCCTCTTTGAGAAGCCAGGTCGCAAAAAAGGGCTGCGCGTCTTCTCTCGTCAACCGGATTGCGAGGGATGCGCCATTGGATGTCCACCCCTCTTCCTCTGCGATGCGCAGGAGTTTCCTCGCGTTGGGTGGCAGTGTCGCAGGGTCTAAAGTTCCTGCAATGTCTTCCCATCGCGAAGCGCTTCCACTATCTTCAGCCACGTTGACCCCCACATGGTCACATAGCATCTCTCGGGATCCGTGGTCCCCTTCCGCTTGTGCCATACAACAGGTATTGCGGCTTCGGCGTTAACAGCCTCAGCATCCGCCTCCGCAAGCCAGCTAGAAAGCTTCCCGGCGTAAGAGGCTTCGGCTTTGGCTTCGATAACCACATTATCGATCCCAGCGATATCCCCTCGATCGAATCGGCCATTCCGCGGCCTTCGGTCCGCATAGGGAAATCCGTGAAGGCGGCAGGCTTCCGCGGCGCTGCTCTCAAATTTGGTTCCCTTAGCCTTGGCTGACGCCCTACTCACCAAGGCCGGTAACCGTCTCCTGAGACGGGATGCCTTCTACGCCCACCACTTGAGCCGGCGGACGATGCTGACAAGTGCATCCCTTACAGTCGGAGTGGTTTCCTTTGGCGCAAAATGCGCAGACCATTTCCTGTCTCCTCTCGTGATGTACGGCGTGTAGACGCCGGCCGTGGTGCCGTAGCAGCCGGGGCGGCAGGGGAATTCCTTGAGGAGATCGCAGATGATGCAATCGGCCTGGTCGAACTCAACCCATTCAGCGTCAGTGACGTCCTCGCCACACGTGGCCAAGTTGTCGTCACAACAAACCCAATGGTTAAGGTCATCCGGATCTGTTGGCATCGTTCTCCTCTTTCACGTTCATAAACCGGTACGCGTTACGGCTTGGCGAATACACCAGGCCCACGCTCGAAGGATCCTTGCATTCAGGAGGACGTCCTAACGTCCTTTGATGGGAATCAAAGGCTAGAACCGTGGCGAATGTCAGATGACAGACCGTGCAGTGAGCGGCTTTAAAGCCGCCCCACTCTTTGCCGCAATCACGGCAGGTGGCTTTCATCCTGCTCTAGCCAAGTCATCCGCCCAGAACCCCGCATACTCAGGACTCCTAGGAGGAGTCCAATACGTTGGAGGCTTGTACTGCGGATCCGACAGGGCAAGAGTGGTGGGGTTTAGATCCAGACTGTAAGGATTGTGTGCCATAGGATCTTCCCTCCCATTTCTGTTCTTAACAGCTGCGAAGCGAAATTCTGTTTCTGTTTTCGCGACACTCAAAATCAGTGAAGGCAGCTCAACAACTTTGCCCTTGACGGCATCCATGCCGGCAGGACGATCGAGGGCAACACCGTTGCCAATGTTGATGTGATGAAGGACATGAACGCATGAGCCAAGCTCATCAGCGAAGTAGTCAAGGACATGACTCATCTCCCTAAGCCCCGACCATTCATCGGCAGCATTGGGCAGAAGGTTCATGAGGTTGTCTACGACAATGAGATGCGGAGCGCACCCCCAACGCTCCATGAAGGCGTTAATGACGTCTTCAAGGTCTTCAGCGCTTGGGCGTTTCTCATACGCCAAATACAGGTGATCCGCTTTTTTGAGCGCAACGCGGTAGCGTTCACGCCCATCAGGCGAGCGGATAAGGTCTTTGATTCCGGAGGTTGGCTCTCCTGTGAGAACAGCCGCGGCTCGTGTTGCGAGCGTGAAACGGCTCATGTCGCAAGAGATATATAGGGTAGGAACGCCAACCTTGATGGCGTGATCCAGGGCAAGGATGGATTTCCCGCCCCCTGGTCTACCGGCACTCATTACAACGCTTGAACGTGGAAACTGAACGTCAGCGTTTTCAAATTGCTTGTAAACCGAGGGGAGGGAATCTCCTGCTGTTAGATCTCCATCAAGGCTGCGATGGAGAGACAGCATTATCCTGCGTTACACCACTGGCCCTTATGTGACCTGTCTCGCGAAGCGTCAGGGTGCCGACACTCGTGGATGTAGTACTCGCCGTTCTTTACGGACTTCGGCACAGGATTGCAAGGCCCACTACACCCCTTGCAGGTGGGGGCCTTGCCGCACCTTTCGCAGTGTGTCTGCTGGAACCCGCCCTGAACGGGCGGACCTGACGTGCTGCCGGGGTACCCCGGCGGTGGCTGTGCGGGGGCCTGCCACGCGGCAGGATGCGGCTGTGCACCAGCCGGCCAACTGTTGTCGATCTCCCCGAGCACCTTGCCGCCAAGCTCCCGCTCAATCAGCGGGATCCCCGTCTCACGGGGCTTACGGATCTTCGCCTCCGCCTCAAGAAGTTCCTCGAACTTCTCAACAACATGATCAAGGTTCCGGTCAAAGTCGATCGGATCCTCACCCCTGACGTTGATCAGCGTGTCGCCTGCGGTCTTGTAGGACACCTGGATTCCGAATCCATCCATGCAGTAACCTGCCTTCGATACATGGAGGGCTCTGCCCTCCTGTTGATCACTAGGGGCGCGCGGGATCCTGCCAGGGAGAGCGCGCCTTTAGTGTGTGTGAACCTTGAAAATCTAAGGGCTTGAACCCTCAGGGGATAGGTGGACTACCCGACGCCCCTGTAAGGCCCTGAGATTTTTTCCCCTCAAGCGTCTAGGGGTATGCGTGCGTCAGGCTGCGAGGCCAAGAGATCCCTTGTAGCGGGGATGATGGGGATCGAACCGCATCGCCTGCGATCCGCCCCCGTAGACGCACGCGTTTTTGACCTCGCACCAACCGCAGTACTTGCCGGGCTTGGCCGGCCACAGGTTGAGATCCATGAGCGCTTCGCGCTCCTGAACGCCCTTGATCCATACGTCCGTGGGAACCCCGTTCAGAGGCAGGATCGTCGGACCGCCCTTGCGGAGCGGATGAAGCTCCCCCTTGCGCGCGTTGTAGGTCGCCCCGTAACCGGGGCGTATCCCGTACCGGACCTCCATCAAAGCCGCGTAGCTGTGGAACTGATTGAGGTCTTCCGGGAGCAAGCTCCCGCTCTTGTAGTCCACGATCACCAGGGCGTCAGCCCTGGACGTGTCAATCATCACCTTGTCAACGAACGCGAGGAATGGGAGGCGCGCACCAGGGATGTTGACCTTGATCTCAAGCTCAATGGCTTCCGCCCCATCGGGAGTCACCCAATCCATGAGGTGAGGATTGGCCAGGCGCCACGCCTGGTACATCTCCCCCATGGCCGGCAGCTTCCTTGCCCACCACTCCTGTCCTTCAGCGCCACCGCGGCTAGCGCGCCACTCAGACGACAGAATCCCCGAGGAAGCTTCCTCCGTGAGGATGGCATCGATGAAGATCCGTGTTGCCTCTTGCTCCCATCGCGGACCTGACCACCTGGAGACTCCCTCGCGGTCGTACTCCTCGATCAAGCTGTGCGCTGCACGCCCACCAACGGACGCCCATGAGGGCGTCTGAACGAAGGTCGTTCCCTTGCCCAAGTAGACCTTGCTGGGACAGGTGTCCCACTTACTGAGAGTGCTGTACGACAACCTTTGGAGCGGCAACGCCATGGTGTGAGCCCCCATGTCTGCGGTAGTGCCGAAGTTTTGCCCTGCCTCTAACCAGCCATAACGGTCCGTGACCGAAATGTTATGACCCCCCATGTTTAGCGGTGAGCAGCCGCGTTTTGGCAGGTAGGTAGAAGGTACGACCCTCCCAAACAGACTTGCAACCTAAGATCAAGGCGTGTCCCATCTTTTCGTATGTGATCTGCATCACACGCCTGAAGGGCGTGACTTAGAGTCACGCTTCGCGTAGGCGAGGAAGAAGATACGCGTGCCCCTAGACAACAAAAGAGACCTAGCCCCAACGGGCTAGGTCACATGTGGACATGAAGATCCTTAACTGAGGATCCATGTATATGGGCAGCCTCTAGGGCTGCCATGCATGCATGTATTCATGGGCGCCCTTAAGGGGCGCCATATAGTAACAAATATATGTTTGCCCAGAAATCAAGGGCTTAAACATCACAAGATGATAACAGTATGTTAGCGCAGGTCAAAGCATGTTCTCCTCGCCCGGTTGACAGCTCCCGCTGTCATGGTCTACGTTATGCAACCCCGAGCGACGACCCTCCCGTTATGTGGAGGGAAGCCGATTGTCACGGTTTAAACAGGGTTAACGGCCCGGTGTCGCTTTGGGGTACACGGACAGTGACCGAACCTCGAAGGGCTCACGCGATGACCAAGGAACCGATCACCCTGGGTGCAGCCGCTCAACTGCACAGGGAGTGGCTGTTAGAGATGAAGCAGGCTCCAGAGTCCACGATCCGAAGCATCACGAGCGCCTACAGCACCCTTGCCAAGTGGATCAAGCCCGAGTACGACCGCGAGGCCATGACCTCCGATTGGACTCCCGAGATCCTGGAAAAGTACTTCCTGAAGTACGTGAGCAAGTTGACCGCGTGGGACAACAAGCGGCAGCAGACGATCAACTGTGAGCGCTGGCTCATGCGACAGGGATACCTGCCGTACGGCCCACCCATCGTGGAGGAACTGATCCCCAAACGGGGCACCCAGAGTGCCCCCCGCGATCGACGTCTGAGCGACAAGGAATTCCTGCTTCTCCTCAAGGCCGCAGGCGGAAGGCATGCACGCAATTACTTCCTCCTGCTCTTCGCGCGCCTCACGGGGAGGCGCATTGGAGAGATAACCGCGATGCGATGGGCGGACGTCCGCAGAGACGAGGGGTACATCCGCTGGGACAACACGAAGGCCAAGAGGTATGGGCGTAAGCAGGCGATCACTCCCGAGATCGCCGCACTCCTGGACGCGTGGGAGCTTGCGTACATCAAGGATGTCAAGGTGACCGCGGTTCGCGCGGACTGGTACCTGTTCCCTGCCACCACGCCTCAAGGCTTGGCGGGCAAGGGCGTCAGACGCCCCCTGATCCTCAGTCCGCTCTTCCGCATCAGTGACCCCGTGGACATCATCCAGGAAGCCATGGACGATGCGGGTATCCCCAGAGACAAGGGCGACGGTTGGCACATCATCCGTAAAACTGCGATCTCCCGAGCGCGTAGAGCTGCGCGAGACGCCGGCCGCGGAGACTCGTGGGACTTGGCACGGACGATGGCGGATCATGCGGACATCAAGACGACGCGTATCTACGTCGATGAAGCCGAGGACGTGGAAGCGCTGCATGAGTGGCAGAAGAGCGCGAGCGCTCGCACTCTTGGAGATGAGGCCATGGCAGCCATCCCGATTCTTGCGGGCCTGGTTGAACACGAGCAGGCGCCTGCGGGCGACGCTCAATCAGGCCAAGAGGTTTA